AGGTGACCGCGACGACGCCTGTCGTCATCGGCAAGGGCACGTCCTACGACGTCGGCTTTAACATCAGCAAGTGGATCAACAAGCCGGCGGCTGACGCAGCACCCGCAGCACCTGTGGCGGCGGCACCTGTGGCGGCGGCACCCGCGCCAGCGCCAGCCCCTGCACCCGCAGCGGCGCCTGCCGGAGATGACAATTTCGGGTTCTAACAAATGTAATAACGTGGGGCGCGTCCGCGCGCCCCGCTAATCGGCGCACAGGGATAATAAATGTCAGACGCATATTTTAGCAAAGTGAGGGAGAGCGTTGTCGGCGAGGTCATGGCGACGCTAAAGGGCGGCAGAAACGAGACACTAAACAAGGCAGCGTATACGCTGGGCAGACACGCACACTTGTCGCCCGCGAACATTGACGCCGCCATTGTTGAGCTGCACGGCGCAGCCAAGACAATCGGCCTGAACGAAATCGAGATAAAGGCGACCATTGGGTCAGGATTTAAGCGTGGGGGCGAAAACCCCAAGGAGCTGAAGGATTCGGACACGACGCCATACACAGTGTCTGAGTTCGACCGACTGATCGGACGCTTAGCGGCGCAGGACATGCTTGTCCGCGATGAGGAGACGCGCCAGGATAAGATTAAAAAGGCCAGCGAGGCGTGGGAGCGCGCGGTGCCTATCACGCGTGACAACAAGCTAGCGACGCGTCCGGCGTTGCTATACCTGAACAGCCGCGGGCTGCGTGCCAGTTCGGCGGTAGACGTGGCGCGGTACAGCCCGAGCGTTTACGACGGTCCGGCGATTATCTTTCCGGCGCGTGACCCAGAGGGCAATGTGCAGGGTATTCAGGCGGTATTGCTTACCCCTGAAGGAGAGAAGCGCGAATACAATGGGATCACGAAATATTCGCGTGGCGTATTGGCGGGAAATGTAATGCAAATCGGCGATCCGCAATGCGGTAAGCCGATTTGCATTGTAGAGGGGCCAGAGGACGCGCTCAGCGTGCGTCAGGCGTGTCAGGACGACGCGGTGGTTGTCTGCACGTTTGGCAAGGCCGGTATGTCCACATACAACGCCCCACGGGCGTCCGACGTTACGATCTGCGCCGACCCTGACCTAGACGTAGAAAAGGCGGCCGACGTATTGCGCGGCGACGGAAGTATTGCAGTCAGCGTAGTGCGGTTCGATACCCTCGGCATAGACAACGTGAAGGATGCCAACGACTACCTGCGCGAGGTCGGCGACGAGAAGCTGCGCGAGGCGTTGGCGATGGCAAAGCGTGTTGAAGAAGAAAAGCGCGAGCAACTGGCAAGCGAGATGCAGTGGCCGACGCCATACGAGCCAGTGGATCCCGCAACAATACCGCCCAGACGTTGGGTGTACGGCACGCACTACATCCGCGGCTACGTCAGCGTCGTGGCGGCGATGGGCGGCATAGGCAAGTCATCAATGCAGATGGTGGAGGCGGCTAGCGTGGCAATCAATCGCCCGCTGCTAGAGGAGCCGGTACGGGAGCAGACGAACGTGTGGATCATCAACTTAGAGGATCCGCTAGAGGAGATGCACCGCCGTTTCGCGGGCGTCATGATGCACTATGGCATCACAAACAAGGAGATCGCCGGGCGTATATTTTTAGACGCCGGCCGCGACATCAACATCACGTTTGCCAAGCAGACGCGCGACGGCATCGAGGTGATGGAGGACATCGCGCAGCGCATGATCGCAAAGATAAAGGAGTGCGACATCGGATTGGTCCTCATTGACCCGTGGGTTGGTGCCAACGAAATCAACGAGAACGACAACAGCGCCATGAACGCAGCGGTCGCGGTCGTGCGACGCGTGGCGGACGAGACGGACGCGGCAATCTGCCTGACGCACCACATACGCAAGACAAACGGCGAGGATGCCACCGTTGACTCCATCCGTGGCGCAGGATCGCTAATCGGGGCGGCCCGTGCCGCGCGCGTGCTAAACCGTGTCAGCCAAGACGAGGCGCTCAAATTGGGCGTCACAGAGGAGGAGAGCCTGGGCATCATGCGGGTGGACGACGGCAAGGCAAACCTAGCCCCGCCGGCCGCAAAGGCGCTGTACCGGCGCATGGTCGGGGTGGAGCTGCCCAATGGGGAATACGTCGGGGTCGCGACGCCGTTCAAGCTGCCCGACTTGTTCGACGGGGTCAAAGCAAAGGACGCGATGGAGGTGCAGAAGCTGGTCGGGGCTGCGGCTGAGCGGGATGAGCCGTACCGTCAAAACGTCCAGGCGAAGCAATGGGTCGGACATGCGGCGGCCAATGTGTTACAGTTAGACTTAGACAAGCCACACGAAAAAGCGCGCTGCAAGGCAATCGTCAAGAAGTGGTTGGAGACGGACGTTCTGCGAGCGGAGACGTGGCCAAGCAAGCGAGACGGGCGCGACGTGCCAGTGGTTGTCGTTGGAACGTGGATCACAAGGGATGAGGCAGGGCTATGAAGAGCGAAGACTTGATACACTTATTTACGGAGCGCAACGGGCAGCGTGAGCTGGTGCAGATCGACATGGAAAACATCGAGGGCTGGGGCGTCATTGATCACGGGAGCGAGGAGGGCCACGGGATCATTGAGCTGCAATTCTTTGACGGCCAGACGGAAACCGTGCTGATCGACCCAAACGCGTGGCGCTCAATCTTTGATCACTATTTACTGCGGGGGTGGGCATGAGCAGACACACGCCAATGTCTAAGGCGAGGCATCCAAACGCGCCGCGTGAGCATTACGAGGTGGCGCACATTACGTTCGAGATAGATCCGGACGGCAAGACGTTCGCCCTGATACCGGGGCAGGCGCACCAGGCGAAGGATCGGCGGCCGCTATTCAGTGGCCACATAGACAAGGGGATGCACGAGCAGCTCAGGGAGCTAGCCTATCGCATCCGCCAGTTGGAGATGGACATATGAGCGACCGCATCGTGGGGCGCATTGTGTGGGACGAGGAGGAGCAGATGAGCAGGATTGAGTGGGACGCAAGGCAGATGCCAATGGCTAGCGCGGACGTCAACGATCAGCAATTCATCGTCGACGTCGTCGACGGCGTTAGCCAAGACATCGAGCTGATGGAGCTGATCGTCAATGCGCTGGTCTATGCGGAATTTGAGGGGCGGATGCACTGATGTATACACGTCCGTATATACGCCGTTGTGCGCAAAATAATACACACTACCGCACCTTAAAAACGTGGTGCGGAAGACTGCCGAAGGTGCGGAGGAAACACCGTATTACGCCACCGCCGCACCACCTCGTATATATATACGAAGGTGCGGCGGGGGTTCGGGGTTCGGTAATTAGTGCGGCACGCAAGGTGCGGTAAAACGTGGGAGCGACAGGGGAGCTGGCAATGGGACAGACTAAGCAACGTGTAAATAAAACTAACGCAAGGCAGCGCGGCAGAGATGCGGCTGGCCATGTTAAGGTGGGTGAGGATGCGTTCGCGATTAGCGCGGGCGTGTGGGGACAGTTGGCGCCGCTAGATCGGATAGCGCGGGAGAAGACGGCCAAGTGGGGCGATACGCTGCCCAGCTTGGTAGAGCCTGAACTGGCGGGACGGTTTGAGGCGGCCTACGAGCGGCTAAAGGAGCTGGTGGAGGCTAACGACGTCGTGGGCGTGAATAAGGTTGCCGCGCAGCTCATGAGGGCGTGGGACGTGCTAGAGCAGACCGCAGAGGCTGCGGGGCACAAGCCGCTACCGCCGCACGCGTATTGCGTGGAAATTGACGGCGGGATAACATGCTTTGCGATGCACGGGTGGGCGGAGCTGCGTAAGAAGCACCCGCACTGGTGCGTGTACAGCTTTGAAGACGCGGCGCGGTTGCTGCGGTTTGATTGGACGGAGAAGATGCTAAACGAGGCGTACAGCGCGTTCCCGGATGCGAAGGTGACGCGCGTCATGCGTGATGGTGACAGCCGGATCAACTGGGATCTCGGCGGCGATGACATACCGTTTTAGGAGGTAGGAGATGAAACGAGCGGAGATATTGCAGGAAGCGGAGCGGTTGATAAGCGGTGATCGTGCGGACGATTACGGCGACGCAAAGCGGAACTTTTTAGACATTGCGGCGCTGTGGTCGTCATACTTGGACGAGGATATCACGGTCGTTGACGTGGCAAACATGATGATGCTGATGAAGATTGCGCGGACAAAGAAATCACCGGGCAAGGCGGATAGCTGGGTCGACATCTGCGGCTACTCAGCGCTAATCGGGGAGATCAAGACGGATGGCTAGGAGCGAGATAGCGACAGCAAAGCTGGCAGCGTTAGATAAGGTGGGCGAGGATGACTTGTTCGAGCTACTGGCGACGGGAACGTCAATGCGTGACCTGTGCAAGCAATACGACGTAGGGCATAAGCTGTGGTATCGCTGGCTCGATAGCGCGCCTGGGCGTCGTGACAGGTACGAGGCAGCGCTGATGGAGGCTGCGCATTATTTCGCAGACAGAGCGGTCAAGACAGCGCAGATGACGGATCCATCGACGGTTAACGCTGACCGGCTGAAGGTCGACACGGACAAGTGGATCGCGTCCAAGCTGAACAGTCAATACGATACGCGACAGAAGGACGTTGCCATTAACATCAGCGTGAACGATTTGCACGCGCAGGCAGCGCAGTTGCTTGGTGACGTGATCGAAGGGGAAGCGGAGGACGTGAGCGATGATTGACGGTGAAAACACGCATCGGCGTACGAACGCGCACGCGTCCGCGCGCGTAACTGAACGGGCGCTCAATTGCAACCGCTTGACACAACATCTTGTGCCATTGCGGTTTCTGCATAGCTCAATAATACGATGCATCGCGCAAACGCCTTATTTATATGTCGCATTCAAGAAGTGGAATTTAACATAATCGACATTATACGAGTGATCTATGCGCCTTGCGCATATCTGTGCCGCGAATCGCGTTTTGACCCCCCCCTTTGCGCGCCGCGACCCGGTGCAAATATCAATGACCTCCCCACAGCTCCCCGTAAAAAAATTTTAGGAGATCCCCATGTCACAACGCCCCCCTGAAAATCCGTTTCTTACGCTGATGCAGCGCTACCGTGATGACCCTGTCACGTTTGCCCATGAGGTCATCGGTTTACAGCCTGACGAGTGGCAGGAGGAGCTGCTCCGCGCCATCGCGGATCCAGAGAAGCGCCGCATCACCGTTCGATCTGGCCACGGCGTCGGCAAGTCCACGGCGGTCGCGATGGCCGCGATCTGGCACGTCCTGATGCGCGTTCCGTCGAAGACGGTTGTCACGGCCCCCACGTCGTCCCAATTGTTTGACGCCTGTTTCGCCGAAATGAAAAATGTGGCCAAGCGGCTAAAGCCCCCCTTTGACAAATTGTTGGAGATTAAATCGGACCGCATTGAGTTGAAAAGCCAGCCGGAGGCCACGTTTATTTCGTGCCGGACGTCCCGCGCCGAGCAGCCGGAGGCGTTGGCTGGCGTTCACAGTGAGAACGTGTTGCTCATTGCCGACGAGGCCAGCGGTGTCCCGTCGGCCGTGTTTGAGGCTGCCTCTGGGTCGATGTCCGGCCACAATGCGACCACGGTTCTGACGGGCAACCCCACGCGGAACACGGGGTTTTTCTATGACACGCACAATCGGCTGCGCGACGATTGGTACACGATGCATGTGAGCTGCGTTGATAGCAAGCGCGTGTCCGACGATTTCGTCGAGGACATGAAGCGGCGCTACAGCGAGGACAGCCCCGCGTACCATGTGCGCGTCCTGGGCAACTTTCCCCCGTCTGAGGAGGACACGGTGATCCCCGTGGCGTTGATCGAACACGCGATGGCCAACGACATCAAGATCCACGACGAGACGATGGGGTTTTGGGGCTTGGACGTCGCCCGACAGGGCAACGACAGCAGCGTGTTGTGCAAGCGGCAGGGTCCCGTGATCCACCCGCTCACGGTCTGGCGAAATCTCGATTTGATGCAGCTCACGGGCGCCGTCAAGGCCGAGTGGGACGCGACCCCGCCGTCCAGGCGCCCCTTGGAGATCATCGTGGACAGCAACGGCTTTGGTGCGGGTGTATTGGACCGCCTGCGCGAGTTGGGGCTGCCCGCGCGTGGATTGAACGTGTCCGAGAGGGCCACGCAAAAGGAGACGTACCTGAACACGCGCGCTGAGCTGTGGTTTAAGTGCAAGACGTGGCTGGAGGGCATGGACGTTAAGCTGCCGCGCGATGACGCGCTGTATGCGGAGCTAGCGGCGCCCCGGTATCACTTTACGAGCGCGGGCAAGCTGCAAGTGGAATCGAAGGAGGCGATGAAAAAGCGCGGCGTGGCGTCGCCCGACCGCGCTGACGCTGTGTGTCTGGCGTTGGCCAATGATCACACGACGATGGCCTACGGAAGCGCGTCGAGCGGCTCATGGAGCCGCCCGTTGAAGCGTGGAATACGCGGTGTTGTTTAGCGTTGGAACGGGTCGTGCTGGTAGCAGGTCCTGTTCCAGTAGAACATTAGCCCCTCATCGACCATTAACTTGATAAACTTGTTTATGGTGCGTTCGGACGCGCCAATTTGAGCGCTGGCTTCTTTTTTTAGCTGCGCTCTTCTAACTGTTCCGTTATGCGACGACATTATCTGCTTGATCACGAAGAAATAGTCTTCACGGTTGTTAAATGAGCGCATCTCATACGCCTTAGCTTTTTCGTAAACCTCGCCCCCAAGTGGCACGATAACGAGCTTTTCCTCAACGCCATCGCTTGTGGTTATCTTTATTGGCACTTGGATGCTCTCAATCTCGTATCCGTAGCCGTCTATAGTGTCTGCGATGCTAGATAGAAACACGTTTAAAAGTTTGCCAGTTGATACCTGTGTTGACTTCATCGCGTTGCGTACTTTTTCGGCTTTTCTGCTTGCGGTCGCGAGTAGCAGCCCCTCGTGCATTCGCGGCAGCCTGTTTCCAGATTTCTGCGAATTACATTTTAAGCAGCTCAGCGCGAGATTCTCAATATCACAGCTCCCGCCCGCGCACTTAGGCACAATGTGATCAATATGATATTCGTTAACAGCAACGTCGTTTCTGCAATATGCGCACTTATTGTTCCACGCATACTTAATTGCGTTTTTCTCTGACTGCGTCAGCTTTCTGCGTTGTAGCGTCATTGTTCATTCTCCTCTTTTTATTAGGCGTATGGTTCGACTGTGATTTGACTTTCGTCTGTGATGTTCACCATTGCAGGCGCGTCTGGATTGCAGCGCCAGTGGCCGATTGCTTTTTTTAGCGCCTCCGCCTCAGTGCGTGCCGACTTTGCAAACAGGCCAACGCCGTCATATTTGCAGAGCCATTTCTTTGAAAAGCGCGGCGCCGCATCCTGCGTGCCCGTGCCGTGACACTTAAAGCATACGCCTCCCATGACGTTTCTGTGTGCCGCGATCTCGCCTGTTCCGTTACATCTGATGCAAGTGTATGCCATTTGTTTTCCTCCGTTTAGGTGGGGGCCGAAGCCCCCGTTGAATTAGAACGAGCCGGGGCCGTTGTATGTGCCCAGTTCAATCTGGCTTGACCGCCAGCCGCGATCATCCGTTAGGATCTGGTTAAGGTCGTAGCGTGGCAATTTTTCACCGCGTCTGTTCAGCTCGTTACGGTACGCGTTTGCAAACACGCCGTTAGAGTGTGACTTAGTGTGGCCGATAGCCCGACAGCTAGTTACAAGTGCGTTGCGCATGTAAGTGTAAAGTGTTTCGGTTGATAGTGTTTTTAGATCGTCCATTTTGGACCTCCGTTAGTTAGGTTGATTCGCTTCCCTTAACCACATGTTAACATATTGTTAACATAGACACAAGCACTAATTTCAGGCATATTCTTGGCAGCGGCTTCTCTTACTCCTCCCACAAGCCGTAGAGCCAAAAGCTCCCCCGCGCTGATCTCCCACGGCGCGGGGTTTATTATGCCCTGTTTTCATGTATTATGTGCATAACGAGCAGAGGGTTACCGATATGCCGAAAAAGGGCTTATATGCGAATATTCACGCTAAGCGTAAGCGTATTGCGAAGGGCAGCGGCGAAAAGATGCGCAAGCCGGGAAGCAAGGGCGCGCCGAGCGCTAAGGCGTTCAAGGCGGCTGCCAAGACGGCTAAGAAGAAATCAAAGGGTAAGAAGTGATGTCCGCAACAACGACAACTGGATTTAAGCCGTGCAAGGGCTGCAAAACGATTTCGAAATGCCGCGCGGGCGGTAAGTGCTACGGAAAGGCGCAGAAGTGATGTAATGTTCACCGCGGTTGTTCTCCTCTGCGCCCAAGCAAATTGTTTTGCGATAGGTGGCCCAGCGTTTAAGACGGAGGATGAGTGCGCGGTGGATTTTATGATGAACGGGGTCCCGGCCCTACAATACAAATACCCAGCGCACGAGATCATCGAGGTCCAGTGCTACAGATGGGAAGAAAAGGTGAAATCGTAATATGGGTTTTTTTGACGATCTAGCGATGGGGCTTGGGTTTAAGGAGCGCACCCAAGATTATGACGCCCGCACGGCCAAGACAATTGCCGCCCAGGACGCCTACAAAAGCTCTGGCGGCTCAGAGGCGCAAAAGGCACACGCTATGCTTATGGCGCGTAAAAATTTTGACGTCAACAACGCGACCGGCAACGCTCGGACCTTCCTAGACCGCGCAGGCGCCAGAGGCGGGTACTCCCCCGGCGCTTACAGGCCCGCGGTGGCGCAAGACGACCGCCCATTCATGCAGCGGCTGTTTACTAGCCCGCAGGGTCCAGCTAGCCCTAATCCCTATGCCATCGGCCCTGCGTCGTTCAGCAAACCGCTACCTATGCCCGGATTGCTTGGCATCCTTGGTTATGCGTCGGGGCTGCTAGGCCCGAAAGAGCCGGGGACAGTGTCAGCGCCTGAAGGGCCAATGCGCGTGCGTCCGGCGGGCTACACGCCGCCACCGGCGCAAGTTGCGCCCTTACAGGGCACGGCGGGGACATATACCGCCGCATACGAGCCGAAAGTGCCCGACATACGCCTACGGCAAGCCGCAGGGACGTATACGGCGCCATACGCTGTCAGCGCATCCCTCCTAGACGACTACGACTACCTGATGGATGATGACATGACCGCGGCAGTTGGACTTGCGCAAGAAACGTCTGACGCGCCTGCTTCTACGCCTGACCCAGAATATGAAGCATTTGTTGAGGCTGCAAAGCAAGATCCTATGTATGTTGGGATTGTAGATAACCCAGAGGCGATGCGTAACATCTACAACATGTACAAAGAGCAGATGGGTCAGTAATGGCGGAGAAAAAAGATGCTAGGCTATCTCGCGTCGGCGTATCTGGCTATAACAAGCCAAAGCGAACGCCGAAACACCCGACAAAATCGCACGTCGTCGTGGCTAAAGAGGGCGACAAGGTCAAAACTATACGTTTTGGCCAGCAAGGCGTGTCTGGCGCTGGGAAAAGCCCTAAAACGGCATCTGAAAAGGCACGCAAAAAATCTTTTAAAGCGCGTCACGCGAAAAACATAGCTAAGGGCAAAATGTCCGCGGCATACTGGGCAGATAAGGTTAAGTGGTGATGGATACCGATTTTCGTAAGGCAATGCGCGACAGCGAGAGCAGCGGCATCAGTAACACGCTGCTAGAGCTAGAGGACGGCCGTCGCATGGCGGGGTTCTACCAGTTCAGTGATGCGCGCCTAAAAGATTTTAAGAAAGAAACGGGAAAGAAATTCACCCGCGATGAGTTTTTGCGCGATCCCGCCCTCCAAAAAGAGGTCATGGATTGGCACGAGGGCGATATAATGAAATACGTCATCGACAACGGATTGGATTACTACATCGGCCAAAATGTCGCAGGCGTAAACATCGATCCGGCGGCATTGACGGGTATGGCGCACCTAGGCGGACGCTTGGGGATGCGCGAGTTTCTTGAGACAGGCGGCCAGTATGACCCCGCAGACAAATTTGGCACGAAAATTTCGGACTACGGCAAAAAGTTTTCTGGTTTGGACATGTACGGCCTGACGCCGTCATCTCCGCGCCCAAAGCTGCGACCCGGAACAACGTCGCCCCGACCAAAACTTAGACCAATAGGATTGCTAGACTAATGTCGACACTGTCAGAGTTTATATCGCGCCGCCGTGGCGAGGAACGCCGCGCACAGCTAAACAAATTGCTAAACTACTACATCCCGCCAAATCTACGCCCTGCGGCAAATTTTTTGGGTGGAATGACGCCGTCAGCGTCCTATGAGGGAGCAGTGCAGGGCTTTGATCAGGCATTAACGCCTGGCGCGTCTGTATCTCAGCGCGTTGGTGGTATTGGTCAAGGATTGACAGGCACTGCGGGTATCGCCGCCCCTCTTGCCGTGGCTAAGCAGGCTGGGATGCCCGCAGCGCAGGCTGTGCAGGAAGCGTTCCAGGGATTTAGTACTGGCGCTAATTATGCGGGCGGCGTTTTGGCTGATCGCCTAACGCAACCAGGTCAGATGCCTACAACATACAGCAACCCGGTGCTAGCGCCGTTTGACGCAATTCGCGGCATGGGCGACAACGGCGGGCCGCCCCTGCGTGACCCACTTGCGTCGGTTGATGATGAGGCCCACAGCTTGCCTAAATATTCGGGCGCTGCGGAAAATAGAACAACGCCATATCCGCGATATCGCCCAGCAAAAACAACAGATCGCATGTCTCGCCTTGAAAGCGCGGTGGCGGACGTCAATAACCCGATCCGCAATGTTTTCGATAAGTATATTGAAAAAGGCATCACGCTGCGCGGGCCTGATTGGTACAATACCGAGGAGATGCGCGATTGGTTCGTCGGATCTCTTGGCGAAAAAGAGGGCGACCGTCAGTGGCGTGAATTTATGGAGCTAATCGGCACTACGTCGACAGGCGCCAAGGTGCCGCAGAATATTCGCTTTGCGTCGTTCTACCGCGCACTTTCGCCAGAGGATCGCACAGCGGTTGCTAGCCTGGTAAACGAAAAGGGGATTACGCCGCGCAAGGCTGCCGAGGAGCTTGGCGTCTTGCCTCCAAACATGCCCGAAAAATTTGGATACGGACACATTAAGCAGCGCAACATGGCGTCAAACGTCGTAAAGCGCGAGGAGGGCGAGTGGAGCCGTGAAATCCCAGAGGAGCTGACAGGAGCCGCTCGATCAAAGCGATTGCAGGCCAATCCAAAGGTGAAGGGCTTTGCTAACGATCTTCTGGGCGATGACACAAACATTGCCGCGGACATGCACTTCATGCGTATGCTGGCAATGGCTGACGGTGGCGGTGATTTTTTAAGCGCTCAGGCTAAGCTATCAAAAGATGCATACGCGAAAGCCGCGGAAGCTATTGGGCCTCGTGCCATCAAAAAATATACGTCGACGCGTAAGGTTAATGGAAAACCTGTTTCTGAGGTCAATCTGAAAAAAGCGTGGGAAGACGGCAAAATCAATGACACGTCCATTTTCTCTAGCACGCCATCCGCGTGGGCAGATACGCCAAAGGCAAACGAATACGCTGCATACGAGGATATGGCGAAGCGCGTAGCGGCTGAATACGATATGACGCCGGCACAGTTTCAGGCTGCCCTGTGGATGGGCGCCGGTGATATCACTGGGCTAGCGGATGAGAGCCAAGGCACGTTTATGGAGCTATTCCGCGTGGCGCTGGATAATCGCGCCGCGGAGCGTGGAATCTCACGGCGTGAGATGTTAGAAGATTTTATAAATAATAAGGGCGTGCTAGCTGTTCCTGCGGGTGCAGCAATTAGCGGCGGCATCCTTGGCGAAGAGGAACAGTGATGGACTACGAAATTTCCGAATTGGCGGCGCAGCTAGAAGCCGAAATGAACCCCGACGCAATGAGCGATGATGAGCTGCAAGGCATCGTCGGCAAGGAGCTAGAGGACGCCATTGATTACGCGGATAATTATGTGTCCCCACTACGCGCCACCGCGACAGAATATTACCGAGGCGATCCGTTCGGCAACGAGGAAGAGGGCCGCAGCCAAGTGGTCAGCATGGACGTGCGCGACACCGTGCAGGCGATCATGCCGTCGCTGATGCGCATTTTCCACAGCACCGAGAACACGGTTGAATACGCGCCCCAAGGGCCAGAAGACGTGGCCGCGGCTAAGCAGGCGACGCAATACGCAAACTACATCATCAACCGCGACAACAACGGGTTCCTGCACATGCACGCCGCGTTCAAGGACGCGCTGATCCGTAAGGTTGGCATTTTGAAGTGTTACTGGGATGACCAGACGCGCATTGAGACAACAGACCTTACCGGCCTCGATGACGCCGCGCTGGCGGCGCTTTACGCGGATCCTGACGCCGAGATATCAATCGTCGCGTCTGAGCCTATCGGCGATCCTGACTTTGACCCTATGACCGGGGAAATTCTGCCTGCGCCCATGATGCATTCCGTGCGCGTTAGCTATACATACCCTGATGGCCGTGTGAAGCTAGAGGCGGTGCCCCCGGAAGAGTTCCTGATTTCGCGTGAGGCGAAGGACATCACGACGTCTGACTATGTGGCGCACCGCCGCATTGTGACAGTGTCTGAGCTGGTTGCGATGGGATACGACGCCGACGAGGTGCAGGGCCTAGCGTCAGCGCACGACGACATGAATACCAACGTCGAACGCCACACGCGCAACCCGTCCCTGATTAACGAGATGAACGAGCGCGACGATCCCGCGATGCGCAAGATATTATACGTCGAAAACTACATCAAAGTGGACTACGACGGAGACGGCATTGCGGAGTTGCGCAAAATCTGCACGGCCGGCGACGGCAACGAAATCCTGATGAACGAACCCTGCTCGATTGTGCCGTTCGCGTCGTTCTGCCCCGATCCAGAGGCGCACGACTTTTTTGGCATGTCAGTGGCGGACGCCGTCATGGATATCCAGAAAATCAAATCGTCGATCATGCGCAACACGCTAGACAGCTTGTCCATGTCAATTCACCCACGCGTCGCCGTAGTTGAGGGCATGGTTAACCTGGAGGACGTTTTGTCGACTGAGGTTGGCAGTGTGATCCGCCAGAGAGCCGCCGGACAGGTGCAGCCCATGACAATGCCGTTTGTAGGGCAGCAAGCGTTCCCAGTGTTAAAGTATATGGACGAGGTCAAGGAGAGCCGCACAGGCATCTCAAAGGCATCTGCGGGGCTAGACGCCGGCGCATTGCAATCATCCACCGCAGCGGCCGTTAACGCCACTGTGAGCGCCGCCCAGCAACACATTGAGCTGATTGCGCGCATTTTTGCAGAGACAGGCATGAAGCAGCTCTACAAGATCGTGCTAAACCTGATCACGACGCACCAGGATCAGCCGCGCATGGTCCGCCTGACAAATGAATTTGTGCCAATTGATCCGCGCGTGTGGAACGCCAACATGGATGTCTCAATCAACGTCGGCCTAGGCCGCGGCACAGATACTGAGCGGATGATGCTGCTACGCCAGATCGGCGACATGCAGAAAGAGGCAATCTCGACAATGGGCCCTGTCAATCCGTTGACAGACATGGTCAAGCTATCGAACACGCTAAAAGCGATGACGGAGCTAGCCGGGTTCAAGGACGCGTCGCAATTCTGGTCAGACCCGACGCAGTATCAGGCGCCGCCTAAAGAAGATAAGCCGGACATAAATGAACAGTTGATCATGGTTCAGATCCAACAGATCCAAGCGGACATCCAGAAAAAGGCAGCCGAGCTGACGCTGGAACGCGAAAAGATGATGATGGAAGACGACCGCAAGCGTGACGAGCTAGACGCTGAGTTATTCGTCAAGGCGGAGGAGCTGCAAGCTAAGTACGGCACGCAGATGAACGTCGAGGACGTCCGCGCGCAGCTAGCGATGAACCGCGAGATGTTGCGGGCGCAGACAGAGGTCATCAAGGGCGCAATAGACGATGAAGAGTAAGCAGCAAATCATAGACGACGGTCAGGAGGCTAAGCGCCTCCTGGACGACACTGATCTAAGCCGTTTCTTGGACGAGATTAAAGGGGATTGTTGGGTGCAGTTCGAGGCGACTGCCCTAGACGACAGAGAGGGCCGGGAGGCCATTTACATGACATTGCGGGGGGTTGAGACGGTGCGCCAATCGCTCCGAGCAATGGTGGACAACGCGACTATTGAAAAACGAGAGAAATAGCCGCATAATATGGAGTTAATGAGATGTCAGAAGACAACAACCCGCGAGGGACTGATCTGAACAGCGCTCAACAAGCAATCAGCGCCATACTCGCGCCCCAAGAGGATACCGCGACTGAGCCTGAAGCGCCGGAGGTCGAAGCGACAGAGGAATTTGTCGAAGAGGCCTATGAACCACAATCTGAGCCGGAAGGTGACGAGGAGGTTCAACTTGAAACCGAGGACCACGAGGATCAAGACGACGACGCATCTTTCGACCTACTGACCGCGACGGTTGAGGTAGACGGCGAAGAGATTACCGTTGAAGAATTGAAACGAGGAAATCTAAGGCAGAGAGATTACACACGCAAGACACAGGAATTGGCGGAAGCACGAAAGCTGATGGAAGCCGAATATCATGAGATTGCGAGTGAGCGGGCACAATATGCTCAACTATTGCCTGCATTGCAGCAACGGTTAGAGCAGAACGAGCAAGAACCTGATTGGGACACTCTGTACGACATGGACCCCCAACAGGCAGCAAAGGCAGAGCGCCAGTGGCGCGCGCAGCAAGATCAACGCAAAGAGCAGATCGAAGCTGTGAAAGCCGAGCAGCAACGGATGCAAGCGATGCAGCAGCAACAGGTGGCTCAATACCAAGAGCAATACATTGCACAGCAACGCGAGGTCCTGCCGGATATTATCCCAGAGTGGCGCGATACAAAGGTGCGTCAGCGGGAGACAGGCGAGCTAAGAAATTTCCTCCTGCAAGAGGGTTTCTCCGCCGAAGACATATCCGGGTTAGCAAATGCAACGCTCGTAAAGCTGGCACGCAAGGCAATGCTATACGATCAAGGACAAACCCGGGCGACGCAGGCGAAAGCTAAGCCGAAGCCGAAATCCAAGACGTTAAAGGCAGGGTCGCGCGGATCGCAGCCAAAGCCGAAAGGCGCCCGTATCCAAGCGCTACAGCGCGCACAGTCTGGTCGCGTCAGTGATGCCGCGGCTGCAATTAAAAATCTTCTATAGGAGGCCATTATGGCTATCGTAACAAACACCTTCACTAGCTTTGATGCCAAAGGCATACGCGAAGAGCTTAGTGATGTGATCAACATGATCTCCCCCGAGGATGTCCCGCTGCAAAGCAACATCGGTTCAAAGAACGTAAGCAACACTTATTTTGAGTGGCAGCACGATTCGCTGGCGGCTGTTGACACTACAGCGCGCATTGATGGGGACGACGTATCAGCGTTTGATTCAACATCAGCGACTACACGCGTAGGTAACTACACGCAGATCCTACGTCGCTCAGTCATCGTCGCGGACAACCTAGGTTCACAAGACCTTGCGGGCCGGAATGACGAGATGGCAATGCAAATCGCTAAGCGTGGCCGTGAGTTGAAGCGTGACCTAGAATCAGTTCTCACGGCGAATAATGCCGCCGTTGCCGGGAACTCATCTACAGCGCGCGAAACAGCGGGCCTAGGTGCGTGGATCGCGACAAACGACGTCCTAGGTTCAGGCGGTGCATCACCAACTGGTGACGGCTCTGACGCGCGTACAGACGGCACACAAGCTGCGTTCACTGAGGCAATGCTAAAATCAGCAATGCAGGCGGCGTACACAGCGGGTGGTCAGCCATCAATCCTTATGGTTGGTCCGTTCAACAAAACACAAGTATCTGGTTTTGCGGGTATCGCGGCACAGCGTTACCAAGCGCCATCAGACGCACCGACAACAATCATCGGCGCGGCTGACGTTTACTTGTCAGATTTTGGCACATTGAACGTCGTTCCTAACCGCTTCCAGCGTGAGCGTGACGCGTGGCTACTTGACCCAGAATATGCGTCAGTTTGCTACCTACGTCCGATCCAGAAAGTGGATCTTGCGAAAACAGGCGACGCGTCTAAAGCGATGTTGCTTGTCGAAGCGGGCCTAGAGGTAGGCGCAGAGGACGCACACGCAGGCGTGTTCGACCTTACAACTTCATAATATTGTCGGGGCGGCTACGGTCGCCCCTACTCTTTTGGAGGACACGATGACTAAGCGACTATTCAGTCACGACGCCGAGCAGGGCATCACGAAATATTGGCACGTCAACGGCAACGGGGAGTATGTTGTTGAGACGGTGCAGGACGTTAGCAAGATCGCCGATTTTAACAAGCGACAGTACAACGAAACCCCCGACAAATATAGCGACGTCAACAAGGTGGCATCAATCCCGCTTTCAGTGTATTATCAGCTCAAGCAGCAAGGTATAGCGGACGACCCGGTGGCCTTGAAGAAGTGGTTGAACGATAGCGACAACCAGGTATTTAGAACAAGGGCGGGCAAGCTGTGAGCATTACGACCTACGATGAACTGAAATCCTCGATCGCGGATTTTCTCAACCGTGATGACCTGACGTCTGTTATACCGACGTTTATTTCGCTGTCTGAGACAGACATGAACCGCAAGGTGCGCCACTGGCGCATGGAGGACCGCGTTGTAGCAACACTGGATACGCGCTACACCGCCCTGCCTACAGACTTTATTGAGGCGCAGCGTGTTATGATTACAGCGCCGGCTGTGACGCGCTTAGAGATGATTACACAGGGCGATTTGATGGATCGTAGGTCGGCAGACGATACGGCTAAAAAGCCAGCCTACTACGCAATTGTGGATGGCGCTTTTGAGGTATACCCGACGCCAGATCAAAACTACACTATGGAAATCCTGTATTATAAGCGGATCCCGTCACTATCTACATCCATCACAACCAACTGGATGTTACAATACAATTCAGATGCATACCTTTACGGTAGCCTGATGCACGCAGCCCCATACCTGGGAGAAGATCAGCGTGCGCAAATCTGGGCGTCGTTGTATAAAAACGCAATAGATGCTATAAATCTTGAAGATGATAAAGCCAAGGCGAGCGGCGCAGCCCATCGCATGAGAATTAGGAGCTTCTGATGGCAAGTTTTACGAAGGTAAATGATTTCGTCAAAAATATGGCGAACGCGATGGATTTAGACGCAGACACGTTGGCGGTTGCATTGTCTAACACTGATCCAACAGCGGGAACAGATGTAACAGCAGATGGCAACGGCGTTTTAGCGAACATCAGCGAAATCTCTTACACAAACCTGTCATCGCGCACACTGACTACGGTCACAAGCACACAGACAGGCGGCACATACAAGCTATCTGCGGATGACTTGACGCTAACTGCATCAGGTGGCTCAGTAGCAGCGTTTCGCTATGTTGTGATCTACAACGACACGCCAACATCACCAGCCGATCCTGTGATCGGATATTACGACTATGGGACATCCTTGACCTTGAACGATGGTGATACATTCACAATCGACATTGGGACAAACGGCATCCTAACAATGGCATAATGGAGGGTCATCATGGCTAAACTTTTTAACAGGGCCAAGATGACGACATCCACTACTGGTAGCGGCACAGTCACTCTTGGTGGTGCGTCTGTGGGCTACCAATCATTCGCAGATGCGGGTGTTTCTGATGGTGATGTCGTTCAATACGTTATTGAGGAAGGTGGCAATTTTGAGATTGGCACGGGTACTTATAGCGCAACTGGCACATCACTAACACGCAGCCCGACAGAAAGTAGCAACTCAAATGCAGCTATCAGCTTGGGTGGAGCGGCAACCGTATCTATCACGGCGGTTGCTGATGACCTTAATCGCTTGCAGTACGAAGGTTCTACTAAGGTTGCGCCTACGTCAACGGGTGCTACGGTAACAGGAAATCTAGCTGTCACTGGCACGGTAGACGGGCGCGATGTTGCAACGGATGGCACAAAGCTAGATGGCATTGAAGCAGGCGCAGATGTAACCGACACTGCAAACGTCACAGCGGCAGGCGCTTTGATGGACAGTGAGGTGACAAACCTTGCACAAGTAAAAGCGTTTGATAGCTCAGATTATGCGACAGCGGCACAGGGTACGACAGCGGATGCGGCATTAGCGCGTTCTGGCGGTACTATGACAGGTGCCATTACGTTTGCATCGGGTCAGACGTTTGATGGTCGTGATGTATCTGCGGATGGTTCGAAGCTAGACGGTATCGAAAGCGGTGCGACAGCGGATCAAACTGCTGCTGAAATTAGGTCGCTTGTAGAAAGCGCGACAGACAGTAACGTATTTACTGATGCTGACCACACGAAGCTAAACGGTATCGAAAGTGGTGCCACAGCGGATCAGACTGCGGCACAGATACTAACAGCAATCAAAACTGTTGATGGCAGTGGCTCAGGTTTAGACGCAGATACGCTAGACGGTAGCCACGCAAGCGCATTCTTGACAGGCAACCAGACAATTACGTTGTCAGGTGATGTAAGCGGCTCTGGCACTACGTCAATCAACGTGACAGTGGCAAACGATAGCCACACTCACGATGGTCGTTACTACACAGAGACAGAAGCGGATAGTCGCTTTGTGAATGTCACTGGCGATACTATTACTGGCGCACTTACATTATCTCAGAACAATACAGACGTATTAAACTTTACTGCCACATCAACAAATGATAATCGTGGTATCTCTTTCAATAGTAAGACAGCCTTAACAGCAGACAGTAGTGATGGTTACTTACGTTTGAACAACGCATCTGAGTTTAGCAACGGTGTGTATACACCTGGTGTTATGAGGGCAGATGGTGGTTTCAATGTTAACGGCAGCACAGTATGGCACTCTAGTAATGACGGTTCAGGCTCTGGCCTAGATGCTGACCTGTTGGATGGTTACAACACAAGCACAGGTGAGATTGCTAATACAGTAGCGGTACGTCAAGCTAATGGTTATCTATTTGCCACTTATTTTAATGGCTCTGGTACATACTCTACATCAGGCCTCACGTCTGGTATGGGGCTGTTTTCTGGTACAAATGGTAGCGACAACTATGGTCGTACATACACAGCGGCAGCAGCTAGGGCGTTACTTAACGTAGAAAATGGTGCTACTGCTGACCAAACAATCACAGCGGGTAGTGGCCTTACAGGCGGTGGCACAGGTAACGTAACTATCAGTCACGCAGATACGTCATCACAAGCATCTGTGAACAACTCTGGTCGTACTTATATCCAAGACATTACGCTAGACACTTATGGTCACATCACAGGTATTACATCTGCGACTGAGACTGTTGTAAACACAAATACAACGTATTCAGCGGGGACAGGTTTAGACTTATCGGGCACAACTTTCAGTATCGAAAGTGATTTGCGTGGCGAAGTCACACTTATGGGGAACAGCACATCAAACTACATTCAGTCAACTAATACAAAAGTAGCGTTTTACTTTGGTGGTCTTGAAGAATTTAGATTTGATAGTTCAGGAAATCTTCATGCAGACGGAAACGTAGTTACTAACTCAACAACGATTTCGTCAGACGAAAACCTAAAAGATAACATAAAGATTGTGGATGGTGCATTGAGTAAGCTGCATCAGCTTCGCGGTGTTACATTTGATTGGAAGCGGGACGGTCAGTCTAGCGCAGGGGTTATTGCGCAAGATGTTATGAAAGTTATGCCAGAAGCAGTTTTGAGTGTTGAAGGGTTGAAGAACAACGAAAGCCACCTCACGGTAAATTATTCTGCGCTAACATCTATTTTGATCGAAGCAATCAAAGAACAGCAAGAGCAAATCGACGCTTTGAAGAAACAACTTAATGGCTAATAGTGAAAGGACACGAAGATGGCTATACAGGTAGGCGGCTCAACCGTCATAAACAACAGCTTGCAGTTGCAAAATATTGCAAGTTTAGACAGCACGACAACCGCAACGATTGGTGCTGCGGCTGGTGGTGGTTTTGAGTTTATTGGTGAAACGACGATAACATCAGACACAAGTTACATCGACTACACGTTTCCATCAGGCTACAAAGGATTTAAGTTTATTCTGAATCAGATGTGCCATCAAGACTCTAATGCTAATACTTACAGAGAATGTCGTGTAAGACTTACCAACAGTAGTGGTACGCTTATAACAGACAGCACACAGTACTTAAACGCAAACGCAAACAGATCAGGTATGAACCTAAGTTATTGGTGGGGAGCAGGGGGTAGCAACGGCGGTTATTATATGGGTGAACCATCATCCCCCAGAACAACTCTTCATTTAGAGGTATGGAACCCGTTGGATTCAAGCAAAGCGACTTGGGCTAGGGGCTGGCAGCTAGGTCTATTTTATATTAACTTCAATCAAGATTACATGGGTGAGAATTACCATATAATGAAAGACCCAGCGCAAAACAATGGTATACGTTTTTATCCTTCTTCTGGTCAATTTGATTCGACGATGCAAGGTTATCAAATATGGGGGTACAAGTAATGCCTAAAGCGTTAGTAGATGGTGTATATGTAGACATTACAGATGAAGAAGCTGCGGCGGTTCAGTACGCCCCTGTAGAAGCTGAAGAGGCAGCGGTGCGGGCTAGGAGAGACGTTCTCCTATCAGAAACCGATTGGTGGGCAATGTCTGACCGCACGATGACCCAAGCTGAGATAGATTACCGTCAGGCTTTGCGTGATGTACCAGCACAAGCAGGGTTTCCTGAAAACGTAACGTGGCCTACTAAACCTGAATAGGATGTAATTTATGCTTGGCTTTACCCCCATAGCCGCAACCCCGCTAGGCGCAACAAGCGCATTGCAGGGTCTGACGTTTGAATTAGACGCAGGCAGCTATGCGGTAAGCTATCAAGGTGCAGGCAAGCTAATTACAGACGTAGCACCTACAGGCGTATTTACGCTAGATGGTCGCGCGGTTGATTTCACAAAAATAATGAGCGTGGCGGTTGATGCTGGCACGTTTACCCTTACTGGCCAAGACGCAGGGTCAACACGCGGTTATGCCTTAAAGACTACGACAGGGTCTTACACTGTCACGGGACAAGATCAGACGTACATTGTGCATGTCAGTATCCTAGCAGACGCGGGTACATTTACCGTCACAGGCCAAGAAATCGATGTAGACATCAGCGAAATTGTAACTGCGGGATCGTACACGATCACTGGCCAAGATGTCGGATTGTTTGCCGCATACAACATAGGCGCAGACAGCGGTACGTTTACAGTAACTGGCCAAGAAATAGACGTTGATATATCTGAAAGTTTTGACGCTGGATCGTTTGCTTTAACTGGTAACGACATTGGCACAGTCATTGCGATGAATGTCGACCTAGCGTCAGGTTCGTTTGCACTTACAGGCAAGGATGCGGCATTCTCTGTTGGCGTCACGATGGGCGTTGACAACGGTACGTTTAGCGTAGTCGGTCAGGACATTACAGTTAACATCGCCATGAACATCGATGCTCTATCTGGTTCGTATTCCTACACGGGCAAAGACATCATTGTGCGCGGCTGGCTGCGGCCCGTTCTTGACGCAGAGATTTGGACAGAGGTGCTTACCCAACCCGAAATATGGACGGACGCAGCATAGCGTGATATCTTGCGTTTAACAAAGGATTAAAACATGCCACTTACCATAACAAAACCAGTCCCGGGCGGCGATGCTGATGCGTGGGGCGATAAAATTAACACCGCCCTTGATGAAATCGTTGACGCCGTAAACGGCAATGATGCCAATACGCCATTAAACCTTCTTGATGGCGCAACCGCTGGCACAGTGGTTAACAGTAAGGCTGTCATATATGGCAGCGCTGGTGAGGTTGTTGGTACATCCGTAACGGGTACGTCTCTTGCCATAGACAACGCAAATGGTGATTGGACGTTTGAGGTTTCGTCGGACAAGCTGATCATTAAGTACGGCGGCACGGCTAAGCTAGAAATAGACACAGACGGAAATTTTAAAGCTGTCGGCAATGTAGAAACGAACGGCACTATTTCGTAAGGAGCGCCAATCAATGGCACTGATACCGCTAGACATCCCGGCAGGATTTTATCGAAATGGTACGGACATCGAGCAGGCAGGGCGCTGGCGCGATGGATCTCTCGTGCGCTGGCGCGACAATTCATTACGCCCAATCGGCGGATGGCGAGATCGTAAGACGTCTTTTTGCACGAACCCAGTTCGCGGGATGCACGCCTGGGAAGATAATACAGCCAACACATGGTTAGCGGGCGCGTCTCATGACGCAATTATTGTTATGACGGGCGCAGGCACTACAACAGATTTAACCCCACTAGATTTGGCGACAGGTAGAGAGGACGCGGCGGCCAATGTTGGTTATGGAGGCGGTGCGTATAACACTGGAATATACGGCCAGCCAAGGCAGATAACACAAAACACTGTTCCGCTAGAAGCAACCACAGTATCACTAGATAACTGGGGCGAATATCTACTTGCGTGTCACTATGATGATGGACGCATACTGGAATGGCAAACCTCAACTGGGCTAGGTGACGAGTTAGTTTCGAACGGTGATTTTTCAACGATACCAGATACGTCATGGGATAACGGGGGCGGTTTTTGGACAATTGCTAGTACAGGGACATACCCATACGCAGCAAGACACGAAAACCCCGGCCAGCAACAATTAACGCAAGACATTAGCGTAAACGCGGCAGAGCATCGTTTAACCTTTGATGTTGGCGGCCTTGGTAATAAAAGTGTAGTTGTTAAGGTGGGCGTCGATATCGACGGTGCGGGTGAAGTTTTGTATTTAAACGAAACAGTGCAAAATGGCTCGCACAGCTATGATTTCGACATTACAGACGCTGGAACAGTCACAATAATGTTTTACAAGTCTACATTTACAAACCCAGGGTCAGACACCCCAGAATTTTACATTGATAATGTTAGCCTGAAGAATTTTGCAACCTTAGCGGCACTTCAAAACGCCCCTACAGATAACCTTGGCATAGTCGTAACAGAAGAGCGTTTTGTGTTTGCTCTTGGCGCGGGCGGCAATCCTCGCAAGGTGCAGTGGTGCGATTTTGAGAACAATACAGTGTGGACGCCGTCGACAACTAATCAAGCGGGATCTCAGGAGCTGCAAACGTCTGGACAGATTATGCTAGGCATACGCACGCGTGGGCAAACGCTAATCTTGACGGACATAGACGCACATGCTGCTCGATATTCAGGGCCGCCGTATATCTACAATTTCCAGAGAGTGGGTACGTCGTGCGGCGCCATATCTCGTAAGGCAGCGTCAGACGTCGACATGGGCGTATTCTGGATGGGCGAAAGCGGGTTTTTTCGCTTTGATGGTAACTCAGTTTCTGAGCTAGGTTGCGATGTTCACGACTATGTTTTTGGCGACATGAACTTAGGCCAGAAATCAAAGATATGGTCTGTCGCAAATAGTAAGCACGGCGAGATTTGGTGGTTCTACTGCTCGTCGGGCGCAACCGAGATTGATCGGTATGTCGCGTTTGACTACAAGGAGAACCACTGGCTAATCGGCGATCTGTCTCGCACGTCAGGCGTTCCGGGAGGAGTATTCCCATACCCTATTTTGGCGGGACATAACGCAGACAGTGATTTGTATGATCATGAGGTTGGCGTAAACTTTGACGGCGCCACGACGTTTGCTGAGACGGGACCCATGAGCGTTGGAAATGGCGACAATATAACCAAGATCACAAAACTACTGCCTGACGAGAAGACGCAGGGAGACGTCAGCGTCACGTTTAAAACGCGCTTTTATCCAAACGAAGCAGACGCAACGCACGGGCCATTTACACCCGCTAACCCAACGTCTGTGCGTTTCTCAGGGCGCCAATTTAGGATGCGTGTCGAGGGCGAGAGGTTAGCTGATTGGCGCGTTGGCACTATGCGCGTTGATGCAGTGTCTGGAGGGACGCGCTAATGCCAAGTCCGTCGCTCCCACCGATAGGCCCTGACTTGGCACAGTGGGGCCGGCAGCTAACGCAATATTTGCAGGCCAATCTGGCAAAGCTAGGATTCAAGACGACTGCCGACAGCCCAGCCGAAGACGGCGTTATTTTGTGGGATCGCGCTAATAAGTACCCCGTCGTATCTAAGGACGGAGCGTTTGTGCAAATCGTCCTAGAGGATGGCCACGCATCGCTGTACCGCGCAACGGACGTCACAGCGGCCGCAGTAAACACTGCATACGCTATCCAGTATGACGCCCCGACGGGCAACGAGGGGATAACGCTAGACGGCACGGACGCCACAAAAATCGTATTTGAAAATGCGGGCGAATACCTACTGATGTTCTCAGCGCAGATATCGTCAACGTCGTCTAGCACGGTAAAATTTTACTTTTGGCCAAGGCTAAACGGCACCGACGCGCCCAATAACACCATCGTTTACTCACTACACCAAAACGACGCGACGCAAGTGGTATCGCGTGCGGCTAAGTTTGACGTGAGCGCGGGGGACTATTTACAGGTCATGTGGGCAGTGGACAGCACGTCTGGCTATTTGGATGCGACAGCCGCCACGGCGTTTTCCCCAGCGGCACCGGCAACCACGCTCCACATAACGCGCTTACATGGGTAGGGTTCACGTTTGGCCGATAATGTTGTAAAGTTGGAAAAAAGACAGGTCGTCAGAGTTGAGCCAATTGCGGAAGACGTCGACGTAGCGTTAGAGAAATCGCTGAAGATGTTGCTACCGTCAATTGAGGCATACGCCAGAAACGTATCGCTTGAGGACATTGTCGAGGATTTGCTTGAGCAGCGCAGCCTGCTATGGCACGTCTACATCGAGGACACGTTGGCCGCCGCGTTTACAACTAGCGTCGTGCGACACCCTCAACGTCAAACGCTCTTCATCGAGTTTATGGGCGGCGTTGACATGAAGGTCTGGATGAAAGCGGCGCTGGCAGTATTGTCAGATGTTTGCAGAGCGGCAGGGCTTTCGGCGATTGAGTCGGATGGGCGAG